CCTTTACTTGAGTGTATGTTTTGGCTGCACTAAACAACCATAAATTAGTTTTAAGTTCGTTTAAAAATTCAATATCTAGTATTGCTTTAGCTTGTCCCTCTTTTAACGCCTTTAATAATGCTTTTGCTGTTTTATAGTATAATTTTTTAGGTAATGTGGACGTAGTATAACCGCCTTCGTAAATTTTGCGAAGTATCTCGTTTATTTCTTTATCCGTTAGCCCTAACAATTAATTATTTATAAAGATTTTCCAATTTCTTTTTTGTACTTTCTACCGCCTTAATAGGTTGTTCTATTTTTTCCGTAGGAATACCAGTTTTTTCTGTAAAATATTCAGCGGACATCTGTAATCCTGCATTTGCCATTGTAGATGCTATCTCGCTATAATCTTTATTTAATTTTATAGCACGTTCCTCACTCTCAAATTTTTCTTTATTATTAGCAATGCCAAAACGTAAACCAACAGGAATATTTACACCTATTTTTAATAATTTTGGAATTAAAACATCATTAACTAAATTTTCTACCCACGATATATCGGTTTTCTCTACTTGCTCAATACTTTCTTTACTTGCATCCTCCGCCCCTAACTTACCAGCCACTTGTTCCATTGCATCGCTATGCCCAAAAACAATTTTATTAATCATTTTTAAACAGCGTTCCTCAAAGTTATCAAAGCCTTGATTTTTACCTGCTCCCGTTGTGCCTGATATTATTTCAAGTTCATCGGTAGGGTCTTTTAAAATCCAATTATTACTACCCATATTTTGTAGGGCGTTTGCATATTCTTCACGGTCATACTCATCAGTCTTTGAAGTAGTACCAACACGAATAGGCTGTCCAAACAACTCTAAAGCTGTGGCATTGTATCCTATATTGTTACGGATATATATTTCATAAAGTGAAATTTTGTAAAGTAACCCATAACCACAGATAGAAGCCCCTGTTTCATTTGGAGTATCTACATACAACAACCAGTCTGCATAACTTAATCCGTTATCATCTTTAACATTTTCATCTTCAAAGTTTAAACCACTTAATGAATAAATATAACTTGCTATGTTTTTTCTGTCAGGGCTAATATGCCACCGCTTAATAATATTTGCGTGTGGTAAACTATTATTTATAACGTCTCCAAAAGAAACCAAAGAATAACCAAACCATTTAGCATCTAAGCAATAATCAACTATTTGTTTAAACCATTGTGTATTTAATATTTTAGACTGCTCAATATTTTCGTTTCCCTCACTATCATAAAAGCAAAAGTTTTTTAAAAGCACTAAATTTTTACGTTTTTGCATTGCTGCTGTAACTTGTCCGTTTAGTATAGTATCTTGGTAGATACGTTGCATTTTAACCCTATGAGGATAAAATGCTTGTTCAGCTTCACTAACAGCATCACGCCACGCCTGTATATCTACCCTAACCCTTTGAAATTGAACTTTGGATAAATAATTTTGTGGGTTTTTTGCGTTGCTTGTTCGTTGGGTATTGTTAGCGTTGCCTAATCCCTTTGTAGGAAAAAAATAATTAGTTATTGATTTGAATATATTTTGTTTAGTCATTAATAATCATTTATACGTTTAACTTGGCTACCCCAACGAATACCCCCATCTGTTTTGGTTTGTAATAAAGGAATGTCGGCTGTTATTTGTCCTTGCCCTGCCATTTGTAGCCATTCAATAGCCATTTTATACCTGTTATCTCTTAACGCTGGTATGTTACGAGGTGCAATTCTACTATGTAGATGGTATAAACATATATCAACTACCTTTTGCACTATTTGAACGCTCCTACTGTCGCCTTTGGTCCATTTGGCTGTATTTGTTGGTAATGTTCCTGCGCTTACTGAATAAGTAGTACCAGTTCCCCAATAAGTAGTGCCGTTTTGGTTGTCGTCTGGAAATACATTAACGCTTGGTAAATTTTCGTTTATAGCGTATTGCAAAGCTGTATCGTGTGTTAATAATTGAGACGGTTTTAATGCAGTATAATTTTTGTTTTTCCACCAAACGGTAGTTCCTGTGTTATAAAGATTTTTATAATAAAATTCGGGGTTTGGCAAAGTGATATAAAACAAATCAAATTTTTTTCCGAGTAAAGTCCATTTAGTTGAGTCAAATACGCCAGTTGTATTAGCTGTGCAAATATAACAGTTGCCTAATTGCGTGGCTAAATCGTTAATAACGTAAGCCTTTGAGGGTGTATAATCTAGGTAGTTTAACTCTACTAAATTATTTCCATAATAAACAGTTAATGGACTCCAAATAGTAGTATCAGTAAATTCTTTTTGGATGTCGTATTTTTGAATTAAGTAGCTAATAACTTCGGCTTGTGCTTCGGCTTCGGCAGTAAGTCGTATGCTATCATCTTGGCTAATAATCTGTTGAATATTAACGTCTTGAATAGATTTTAAATAGTCAAAATATCTTAGATAAGCCATAGTGTGCTAAAATAAAAAGATTAATAACATATAAATTGTTTTGTACCAGTAAAATTTTTTTAGTAGAAGTTCTTATGTTTGGTTTTTCCAAAAGATATTTTAATTAAACTGCCACCATTTTGAAATAGTGCGTATTCATTTGGAAAAACAGTAGTTAATAAATAATCAGCCGTATCGGTTAAGTGTCCAAACTCTTCAAAACTTACACCGCTTAAATTATCTTTAATTTTTTTCTTTAGCTTTGTGCCATCACTATCCTGTTTAGTATTTAACCAATCTTTAATGCTTTCTTTGCAATTTGAACCAATTACTATATTTATCCCTTTGAAGTTACTAAACAAACAACTATTAATGAATTGCCCACGAACATATACACTTGCGTTTGAGTTTAATACCTTTAATTGAGGTCTATATTTTTGTAATTCATTACGGATTAAAGTATAAAGGTTAAACCCTTTTTCAACTTTAACATCTTCTTTTTTTGAAGTAGCATCACCAGTAATTAACATTCCGCTTGTATGATTTCTGTAACGCTCGTTAATTTCATTACACAAACCTTTAATTGTATTGTTAGGGTTTCGCATACATAATTCATCAATTTGGGTAGCTGTTTTACCTTGTATTTGCCAAACAGTACAACTGAAATAAGGGTGTACATTTTCATCAATACTTAACCATAAAGGCAATTCGGGTTTATAACTAACGTCTTTAACGTGTTTATCCAAACTAAACTCTTTATAAAATTCAGCCCCTGTTTTTAATTGTAAATCCCAATCACCCTCAACAAATACTTGATATTCATAACGTGGCATTGTTTTTAAGCTATCTAAATACTCGTTTGGTATAAATGGGTTATCTGTTATTTTAGAAGGTATGTAAAGCCATTGTTTAGGCAGGTCGTTTGTTTTCCATTTATCATAAATCAAATCTTTAACCCAGTTGTTTGCAGGGTTACAAGTTGCCATAATTAACGGTTTTGGCATATTTGAAATAATGTGAGACCCTGCACGCTCAATAGCTTTATAAAATGTTTTTTCTTGGCACTCGTTTATTTCTTCAAACAAAAAACCATTGCACTCCAATCCCTTAAATCTGTTTAATTCTTTATCATCCGAAAAATTCTCACCAAAAAAAATAATTTTTGATTTGTTGCTTAATGTTACTGTTTGCGTGTCTTGGTTATATGCGTTTATAAAAGATATAGGGCATATTTTAAAGAATGACGGTATTGTATTAAGTTTAAGCGTTTGTAATGTGTTACGAACTATTACCCATTTAGAGTTAGGGTATTTTTTAGCTAATAAAAGTAATGCGCCAAGCCCAGCAAAAGTTTTTCCACCCCTTATACTACCTCCATACATAATAAAATTATAATCATTACTAAACACGGCTTTTAAAAATTCTAATTGTTTTGGGAATGGGTTAAAAAGTATTTGTGTTTCTTTACTCAAAGTGCGTTTTGTCCGACGGTGAGTGTCGCAATTTTAAAGGAAAATTTATTTTTAAAGTTCAATTTCTGTATCACCTATTTTAAAAATTTGCTTTATCGCTTCTCCATTTGTTGTAATGTCGGTTTTTTCCGTAAGGTTATTTAAGCGTTGTGTTATACTTGGATTATAGAAGCCCATCATTCCGCCTATAATTTGATTTTCACGTATTTCACGGGCTATATGCGAACAGATAGGGACAAAGTCAGTATAATACCCATCTTTATTTTTAAAGTACTGGTCAACCGTTCCATAGTTGTTATAACAAAATCTTTCAAAGCCCTCCATTGTATAAGGTACTTTTGTAGGCTCGGCAACCCTTTCTCCATCTTTACCAACGAATTGAACTTTAAGCCATTCTTTAGACTGTTCAACAATATTTAATTTATATTCGTTCCAAGCCTTTTCTAAATCGGACGGAGTTTTGAAAATTCGAGTAGGGTGAATATTATAGTTTTTCGCCATATTAAAGTAAATATCGTCCTTGTAAGGATTGTATTTAATTAAAAATTAAACTTTTAAAGTTCCTAACAAAAAGAATAAAAAAAAAATAATCTGTATATTTGATAAGGCAAATAAACAATAAACTAATTTTGTTATTTGTTACATTTTTTCTCTAAATATTCGCTAATAAAAGAAAAAACCCCCCAAGTGTGCTGCATAAACGCAAGCATGGGAGGTGTATTATTTTTGGTTTAAAATGAGTACAAATATACGTTAAAAATTTGTTATAATTAAAAAATAAACTATATTTGTAATGTAAAGTTCCACTAAAAAAAAATATTAACTAAACGCCCTGTTTAAGTGTTTTTTCTTCCGCCTTTGTAAGCAAGACTTTATGAAGTAGAACCTAAAGATTGCCGTCTTTAGGTTTTTTTTAATACAAATGTTTGTGTTTTGTTTTTCCGCCTCAAAACTTAATTTAGTGTAAGCCCTATTTTATTTGGGTAGAGCGTTGTACCCAAACCGTTCCCAAACCGTTCCCAAACCGTTCCCAAACCGTTCCCAAACCGTTCCCAAACCGTTCCCGAGTTGTACCAATTAACTTTGAATTAGTTTTCGGACTTTAAATAACTTTTAACATAGCGTTGTTAATAACTTTATTCCAAAAAGTTTGTATTTTAGTAAAAATGTTTGTATATTTGCATTATTAATTAAAAACAAAGATAACAATATAATATGAAAATACACAAACGAGTAAAATTGAACTGGAAAGCATTATATGAATTTGGGGACATTGCACTTATTCATAATCAAACAGGCATAAGCCGAACTACTATTAGTAACGCTTTAAACTCAAATCAAACGAGCGAAAAGACTTATGAAGCTATTAAGGCTT